GGTGGTGGCGGTGCTGGATTCCGCAGTGGGATTCTGAAGGGTGTTGGTGGAACTGGGGCCGGAGACGGCGGGCAAAACGGGCAGGGCACAACAACCGATGCAACATCCTACGGTTCTGGCGGTGGCGGTGGAGACCACGACAGCGCAGCGACAGATGACGGTGGAGACGGTCAAGACGGACTCGTTATTGTGAGGTATCCATGAGACGCTACTTTGCAGAAGTTATTGACGGAACCGTGCACCGAGTAATCGTTGCCAAAGAACAACCGTCCGGTGTGACCTGGGTGGAAACCTGGCGAAAGGGTACTCAACGGTTTCACTTTGCCGGTATCGGCTACACCTATGACGAAGCCCGGGATGCGTTTATTCCTCCTAAGCCGTTTGAGTCGTGGGTGTTGGACGAGACGACTTGCCTGTGGGTTGCCCCGGTGGAGATGCCGGTGGAGACTGACGAGAATGGCGACCCGGTTCCCTATGTGTGGGATGAGTCTGTGGGTGAATGGGTGGGCAGTGAATGACCTTAGCGCGGCCTTGGCCTCGAGGGGAGCGCGTTAGATCTCCCTGGGGCCCTCGAGTTCACCCGATTAGCGGCAAGCGGAAGCATCACCGCGGAGTAGACGTTGCTTATAACGGCGATATTTACGCGCCCGCGGATGGCGTTATCGTGCATAAGGGAGCGGATTTAAATAAGCGATCCGGAGGGGGATATACGCTTATTCTCCGGCACGACAACCCTCGAGTCTGGACCGTTTACTATCACCTTCGGGAGCCTTCTCCGCTTCTTAAAGGTACTCGGGTTCGCCGGGGCGAGGTTCTGGGGCATACGGGCACTACCGGCGCTTCGACGGGCGTACACCTTCACTTCGAGACGCGGAAGGCTCGACGGTGGGGTTCGGATTTCGATCCGATGTCGATTCTCGCTTACGAGCACGCTTCGGAGAACCCCGCGAGGGGCAGGCCCGAAGAGCGCCCCCGGAGGACTCGCGTTCGGATGCCTTCGTTCGGTATTAGCGGAGCTCTTAAGGCTATGGATGTTCGATCGGTTAATCGATTTCTACGGGGCAGGCGATGACAGAGAACCACGGTACGAACGGAGTACGGATTACGTCGAAGGACATATTCGAGGAAGTGCAACGGCAAGGACGGCTTCTAGAGAAGATCGCTAACTCTTTGCCGGATACGGAAACGAAGGTAGACGATCACGAGGTTAGGCTTCGTAAGCTTGAGCAGAAAGCCGGGTGGATCTTCGGAGCGCTCGGGCTTCTCTCTGCCCTCGTAGGGGTCTTCTCTTTCTCGATCGGGGCGTAATGTCGGCAAGTAACGATCGGTGGAGGATCCGCCGGCGGCTTATCTTCGGATCGGTTGCCTTCGGCGGTCTAATGATTATTGCCGGTGCCGTTGGTCTCTTCGGGGATAAATTTACCGGAGAGCTGGTTTATGGTGGCGTTACAATTATTACGGGAAGTATTTCGGCGTATGCCGGCTTCGCGACCTATGACGATAAGTGGCACTCGGAGGATACTACGGATGGATAGCGAGCTTTTTACTAAATCTTTCTGGACGGCTTCGCGCCGCCGGCAGGTCTACCAGGTAGCGGTTGCGTTAGTGCCGTTGCTTATTGCGGCGGGCTTTCTTACTCCGGATCTTGCACAGATGGCGCTTAACGTTGTTGCGGCGGTTCTTGGAGTAGGTGCGGGTACTCTTGCCCTTACTAATGTTACTCCGGATAATGTCTTTAAGATTGCCGTTGAGGTCGAGGACGAAGAGGAGGCCGAGTAGTGGATCGGGATCGTATCGAGGAGATCGAAGTGCCGGTAGATCCGTTCGAGCTTGTAATGTGTGAGAGCTGTCAGTAAGTCTGCTAGAGTGACTGTGTAACTCCATTCCTTTCTTGCGTAGAGAGCCCCCGGTAGGCATAGCCTCCGGGGGTTCTCTGCTAGTTACTCTCGGATCCAGTCGTAGATTGTCGGGCGGGATACTCCGGCTCGTTTAGAGAGTTTCATAATCGATTCGCCGCGTTCGAATTCGTCGCGGACGTGTACCGCTAGGTTATCTGTCCTCTTCTGGAATTGGTCGAGGGCCCACTTGCGTTTCTGGGCGGCGATCTCTAGGGTCTCGTGGTCGTCGTCTATGTTCCACATATCTACCATTGTAAAGCTCCTATCGACATTTCTTCGAATATAGCGTATAGTGCTTAACACGTCGAATCGGCGTAGCAAAGAAAGGAAGTAGCAATGGGTTATCCAGATAACGAAATTATCGCGGGGCAAGTAGAGCTCGGCGATCGAATCCCGGAGCCGAAGCCGGCATACCGGCACGTCGCCTATCCGACTCGGAAGGCCGCGAAGCAAGGGCGAGAGCTTGCTCGAGCTCGAGTAAAGAAGATCGAACGAGAAATCCTTTGGGGAACTCTTTCGACTCTAGTTGTAGGTGGAGTTGCCGGTCTCGTTATCGGCGTGCTGTTGGGGGTAATGCTATGAATTGGTTCTTACTTATCGGAGGCGGGCTCGTAGCGGTCTTTGCCGGCGTGCCTACGCTTGCCCCTAACGGGGGTACGATTCTCGGCCTTATCGTCGCCCTTTACGGGGCGTGGCGGATTGCTAGGGACGATGTCCGCGCAGGGCTCTAATCTCTTCGGCGGTAAGCCCTCCCCAGATTCCCCACTCTTGCCCGGTCTCGATCGCGTAGGAGGCGCAGAGGTTACGGATCGGGCACTCTCCGCAGAGTTTCTTAGCCGCTCGTTCGGCTTCGATGCGGAGCTCCGGCTCTGGGAGATCTTCCGGGAAGAAGACCTCTGGGAGCCTTTGGCAGGGGACTTCCCCGGCGGAGTCGATCGCTATAAGCAATTCGCTATGTGGATGGCCACGATTAAACACGCGCTCTAGTCTATGAGCTAGGAAGGATAACGCAATGATTAAGCAAGAGAGGTTTCTCGCTAATAAGGCGACAGACTTTACGGGATGGATCGGAGCTCGGCGGCTCGGGGTTACGGCTACGCAGGTAGCTAACGCTTCGACGAAGGCCGGGTTCGAGAAGGCGGCGGCGGATTTCTTACTCGAATACTCGGAGCCGGATAATCCGTATATGCGTTTCGGTAGGGATTGGGAAGGGCATATCGCCGATTATGTCGAGGCCGAATACGGGGTAGCTCCGAACGAATGGCTTATTGCCGGAGAGAATCCTCGGCACCTTGCTACTCCCGATGGGCTTAGCGCTAGTCACGGCACGATCGGGGAGTATAAGACAACCGGTAAGGATTGGGGCACGGTCGAGAAACTGCCGATCCGATATCGGCGACAGATCCAATGGCAACTACACGTAACCGGTGCGGACTCTTGCGTAGTCGCCTGGTTGCTTAGAGAGGAGGTAGACGGCGAGTTTATTCCGGCGACGTTTGAGCCTAAGTGCGGGATTATCGAACGCGATTCGGAGATGATCGAAGACCTTATCGCTACGGCGGATCGGCTGTGGCGATTTATTACGTTAGGAGAGGAATAATGGCTATTAAGCCGGAGGATATTACGGTAGAGCTTCTCGACGCTCTCGAGGAGCAATGGGAGCAAACACGTTTAAAGAATCTCGTTCGAGACGAAGTAACGAGGATCGCGGCCCGCTATCGGCAAGCGTGGATCCAGCAAGAACGGCTAGACGGGCAATGTATGATCCGCGCACGTCGGTTGTTCCAACTAGGCTTCGATAAGAAGGAAATTACGGAGCTCTTCGACGTGCCCCGTAGCACTATAAACCGTTGGACGAAAGGAATGGATAATGAGTAAGCGCTTTAACCTCGAGGATTACGAGACAGTCGAGCAAAGGCACGCCCGGGTTATTGCGGACTACCCGGACTTGCGATCGGTAATCGTAAATCATACGACCCCGGAGGATCGGGCGGTCTCTACTTGGGTAGTCGAAGCTCGCGTTTACCTAACCGCGGAGGACCAAGTAAACGATCTTCCGAAGGCGACCGAATGGGCTTTCGAGATCGATGGTACGGGTATGGCCAACCAGACTTCGGCTTTAGAAAATGCGTGCACAAGCGCTCTCGGAAGAGCGCTCCGCTGGGCGGTAGGCGGCTCGAAGGGCCCTTCGCGTTCGGAGATGGAGAAGGTCGAGCGGGGAGCGCCCGAACGAGATTGGCTCGAGGAGGCTAGTAAGCTGGAGGACGTAAAGAAACTCCGAGTCTTGTGGGCGCACGCTAAGCAAGCGGGAGCCGATAAAGAGATTCTCTCGAAGCTGGAGGCCCGAGCGTATGAACTCGCAGATAGTGGAAGCGTCAGCTCGTGAGTGCCTCGAAGCTTATATGCAGGCTCTCGAGCGGTTCGAGTTCGAGCAAGCGCGATTCTGGCGTAGTGTTGTCGTCGAGCGGTTGGAGGTCTTAAGTGGATCCGTTAAAGATCCTCGCGGATCTAAGCGAGCTAACGAGTCTAAACCGGAAGGGTGTTGAGGCTCTCTTCGAGGCGGAGGAGGAGTTAGCGCACGCCGAGGCGGAGCTCGATACGGTCGAAGCGAGAGCGTTTCTCGAGGCCGAGGGTTCGGTTGCCGAGAGGACGGCTAGGGCGAAGCTTGCTTCTGCGGAGACGCGGCTAGCGAGGGATATTGCGAAAGCGCAAGTCTCGAGGATCCGGCAGAAGCTCCGGTCGATCGAGTCGGAGATTATGGCGCAAGGCACGATGTCGCGGATTATGCAAGCGGAGGCGAGACTATGACCGATTCCCCTAACCACGTTGCCTTCCGGGTAGGACGGGCGGCGTTCTTCTTTCATAATCCGGACGATGTAAAGCTTGCCCGTAATTGCTTTCGCGAGGAGAACCGAGAGGCCTTCGATTTAGGCTACGAGCAAGAGGCGGAGAATCTCGCTTACGAGCTCGAATACGAGAAGAGCCTTTAGATATGGATCTTTGCGAGAATTGCGGGTTCTTTAAGGTCGAACCTCCTCATAAGCTTTGCGATACTTGCGGAGATCTCTTAGGAGCTCCGGCGGTATGAATCGAGACCAGATAGAGCGGGCGGAGCGGATCGCGGAGAGACTCGCGGAGCATACGCCTAGCAAGCGTAGGAAGGCTCTCGAGAAGGCTATAGAGCAAGTCGAATTAATCGTTGCGGCTCGAGGTTATAAGAAGCCCGGTTCGCTTAGGAGGGATCGGAAGATAGATCCTCCGGAGGTCGAGCCGGAGTTTACGGATGCACAGTTAGAGATTGCTATCCGTTCTCTCGAACGGCAAGGTAAGATTTAATGTATGTCCGGAGCGAGCTCGAGGCGTAAGGGAAACCGCGCCGAAGTCGAGGTAGTTAGAGTGCTCCGCGAGGCAGGGTTCGACGCGGAGACTTCTCGGGCGGCTCGGGGCGGTTATCAATCGGGCGAGGATATCGTTACGGATTTCCCGGCTTCGATTGAGGTTAAGAACCAGACTCGATTAGATCTTGCCGGATGGTGGGCGCAGGCCGAGGCGCAGGCCGGCTCTAAACCTCCCGTTGTAGTTCACAAGCGGGTAGGTAAGGCGAACGCCGAGGATTGGTGGGTAACTATGGATCTTCGAACTCTCGTTAGGTTGCTCGGTGACTGTTGGTAAGAAGTCGAAGGCTAATCTCGATAAGGTTCGACGGCTTATCTTTACCCGGGACGACCACCGATGCGTAGCGCAAGGAGTCTTCGGCTTCTGCGGCGGGGATCTTACGTTACAGCACCGGGCGACTCGTGGGATGGGTGGTTCGGCTCGGATGGACGATCCGCAGAATCTCGTAACGATGTGTCTTACGCATAACGAGTTAGACCAAGCGAGCGCGGACTTCCACCGGCTTTGCGTTAAGCTCGGCTGGTCTATGCCCCGTTGGGCGTTCGAGCAAGGCTTCGCCGATGTGATACCGGTTTGGTATTCCGGTCGCGGATGGTTTCTTCTCGAGCCCGATTTCCGAGTTGCTCTCTGCGAGGAGCGGCAGGCTAAGACTGTCTTTGCCGCGATCTACGGCGCGGAGTTTCTCGGCGACCCGTTCTCATAGTAGGGTTTCGGAATTAAGAGAGGGAGCCTCGGGCGGTAGATTCGAGACTCCCTCGGGAAGCCGAATATAAATTCGACTTCTCCTATTGTAACGATGCGATAGAAGGAAGGTATATGGAGACCTCGCTTACCCTAGATCGACGATTCGCAATTATCGATGAGTGGATCCTCGACTTGCCTATTTCGGATCGGGCGATTCGCCTTTATGCGATTCTCGCCCGGTATGCGGATTACGAAACGAATAAGGCTTTCCCGTCGAGGAAGACTCTTGCCGCTCGTTTACGTTGCTCGGCGGCTTCGGTCGATCGTGCTTCGCAAGAGCTAATCGAGCACGGCGTTATGACGAAACGGCAGAGGCATAATAGTTCGCTCGTTTATGTTCTTCGGATTACTCCGGAGGGGGTTAGCACCGGTGCGAAGGGGGGGTCGTCACCCGTGACGAGGGGGGTACTCACCCGTGACGACCTAACGATAACCACTAAACGAGAACCAAAGAACGTTATTGCGAAAAAGAAATTCGATGCTTCTAAATACGAGCCTTCGGAGAAGATCCGAGAGACGTTCGCTTCTAAATATCCGGGGTTAGATCTCGAGTCGGAGCTAGAGGCGTTTAGGGACCATCACCTTTCGAAGGGGAGCTCGTTTAAGGATTGGGACGCGGCCTTTAGGACTTGGGCTCGTAATGCTTCTAAATGGCTTCCTAAGCACGTTAAGGATGCGGGCAAGCCGGCAGAGGGTCCGGGCCGTAATCAGTGGAAGCTTTGGTACCACGAGCAAGATGACCACACGTTTTGCAACCCCGGTGAGTTTGGGCATAGGAAGGTGGAGGAATGATTCCGAGAGAGTGGCAAGCGTTGCCGATGTGGACGGATCCGTTAGAGCCGTTAAGCGAGGAGGCGATCGAGCTTCTTTGCGATGCCGATCGACGACCTTCGGATATAACGGAAACTATTCTTATTCGGTTACGATAGGTCGAGTGCCGAAGGTCGAATGTATGCGTTGCGGTTTCGAGTGGGTAGTTGCGACTATCCGCAAGAAGGAGAACTATTGCTCTTCTTGCCGATCGCGGCAAGTGCGGACGATCGATATCGGAGGGGATAAGTGCCATCCGTGGCAAGGTAGGTTCGCTCCGGATCAGATAACGCCGATAACTGAATACGGATCTCCGGTTAAGCCGGGTAAGCGGCTCTGCGGGCACGCGGACTGCGTAAATAGTAAACATATAGGAGGAGAAATCTAATGGCGGTACAGGTCGAATTCGAGGGCTACGTTAAGGAGATTAAGCCCTTTAACTGGGGGACTGTTTATACGGTCGCGCACCGGCAAGTAATTAAGAACGCACAGGATCAGTGGGAGACTGCCGGCTATGACTATTTCGAAGTCTCTTCGGATGTAAAGATTCCGGAGGATGCGAAGGTTCGCGTTAAGGGCACGCTTAAGACTAAGCGGTTCGATAAGCGAGACGGCTCGAAGGGAATTGCGCTCCAGGTTCGGGCGGCGGAGCTCGAGGAAATAGCTAAGCCGGCTTCGGTTTCGGACATGCAGGGGATCTGGCCGGACGTTAAGCAGATTCCGGAGGATAACGCGCCTTTCTAATTAGAGACCGAGAAGGCCCCGCTTCGGCGGGGTCTTTTTTTTATGACGCGCCCGGGAATCGAATATGGCACTTAACGAGAAACGGGGCGCTAAACTCTAGGCAAGCTATCGAAAGGAATAGATAACTTGCTAGAGAACCTCGAAGCTCTTAAAGGAAATAACCGTAGGCGATGCGGAGTTCGCCGGATCCTCGAAGGCCTAGAAGGAGACGACCGAAGGATCTTCGCTAACGCGCTCGACGATAAGGACGGCTGGAGCACGCACGCCCTCTATAAGGCCCTAAACGAATTAGGCATAGAGGTAAGCCAGACTCCGCTATACCGCCACCGAGATGGTCTTTGCTCTTGTAGGAATACCGATGCTTGAGAACCTCGAGGCCGCACAGCGGATAAAGGGAAGCCAGAAGGTAAAGCCGGCAATCGAGTTCGACGGATCGACCGGCACGGCGACTACGCACGGATACGAATCCGAGCCCGAGAACTTCGACGAATTCCTAATCGATGCGGGCCTCGATCCGAAAGAGATCGAAGTAATCGCACCGGTAAGAACCTCGCGCTGGCAACAGCAGAAGGACGGAGAGCTAGTATGGCTGACCGCTTATCGGTTTACCTTCCGGAAGAAGACCTCCGATATTAATCTTCCCCTTCTCCTCGAGGAGGCACGGAAGAAAATCGGTAAGCCGAAGAAGGTGTCTACAGAACCGAAAGCTCTCGTAGTGCTGTGGTCGGATCTACAGGTTGGCAAGGTCGATTACCGGGGTAACTCGCAAGATCTCCTCGAGAGAGTAGAGCTTACGAAGTCTCGGCTCCTCGAGAAGGTAAAGCAGGAAAAGCCCGAGCACGTTGTCTTCGTCGATCTCGGAGATACGGTCGAGAACTTCGATAACGCGGCGAAAGAGCAACAGAGGCTCTCGAACGATTTATCGATTATGGAGCAAGTCGATCTAGCGGCTACTCTCGCCTGGCAGACAATACGAGCGCTCGCGGATAAGGTCGATACTCTTACCTATGCCTCCGTAGGTTCGAACCATTGCCAATGGCGGATAAACGGAAAGGCCGTAGGGAAGACTACCGACGATTGGGGAGTCTTTATCGGCAGGCAACTAGCACGCCTCGCCTCCGAGACCGGATACTCGAATATCCGATTTATCGAACCCCAACCCTTCGACGAATCCCTCGCGCTCGACGTATTCGACGACGGATTCCACATCCTCGGAATCTGTCACGGGCACCAAGTAGCGAGACCCGATCGTATGCCTACCTGGTGGCGGCAACAAGCGTTCGGATCCCAACCGGTAGCCGCGGCCTCGATCCTCGTACACGGACACTTCCACCACTTACGAGAGCAAGAGATGGGATCGGTAGACCGGGGAGGCCGGCAAGCTTCGAGGTTCCTTATCCAGGCCTCGACAATGGATAACGGATCGAGTTGGTTTAGGAAATTCTCGGGAGAGGATAGCCAACCCGGTCTCGTAATCTTTACCCTCGAGAAGGGTAGAGACTTTACCGGCACGGTAGAGAAACTATAGGAAGGGAAGAACTATGTTAAACGAAAGCATCCTCGTAAGGCTCGCCCAGCATAGGGAGCGGATGGCAGAAGCAGGACTCGGCGCTCTCCAATCGGCCCGGTTCGATAAGACCCGTAACGACATTATTACCCGCGAGATCGAAGAGTATTGGCGGGATATGAACTCCTACTACGATCGGGAGTATGACGGTTAAGAATAAATCCGAATAACTAATTTATTTAAATGCCCCCCAGATTCCCTAAGCCTTGCTTAGAGTGCGGCCAACTATCGCTAGGTAACTACTGCGAGCAACACGGAACAAGAAACCAGACTCGCTCCCGGGCTAAGGAGCAAGCGAAAGAAAGATCCCCGGGGAGGGTAGCTAGGAAACGCGCTCTCTACAATTCCGAATATAAGAAGATCGCTAAAGCAATTCGAGAGCAAGGCGGCATCTGCCATATTTGCAAAGAGATAATCCCCCCCGGGGGGGCGGGGGGCGCAGTAGCAGACCACCTCGTACCCGGAGACCCCTCCTCCCCGCTAGCTCCGGCGCACGAAAAATGTAATTCTTCTAGAGGCAACAAGCCCCTAACCAACCCCTAGATATAGGGGTATACGCACCCCCCACCGGCTATATATA